TGATATCTTCAATACCAGTGACAAATAAGGGATTACCATTGACATCACCAAAATCTAAAGTGTCTGTCTCAGTTATGCCCACCTGTAGATCTACCCTCTCATATCCTCTTACACCTTTGGTTCCTTCACCCTCAAGTTTAGAAAGAACATTATTAGTTTCAGATATTTTTACATATACAGTTATAGCTGGAGATAGAATGTCCTCAAAGTAATCAACGTGAACTACACTTTCATTTGCAGCAAAGTCATGAGAGCCTGATTTTTCGAGATCATCAAAGTTAACAGATCCAGCACTATCTGCTGGCGTAATGATACATTTTTTTATATCTACTTTATTGAGAGATGACATTATGAGGCACCTAGAGCGTGAATTTGATGAAGTTGAACCACAGCTAATTTATCAAAGATTGGTACATATTGTATTTGGCCAGGTATCTTTCTAGCTGAAGGAGGTATGGATGTCCCTCCTGTTGCGGTGGATGATGCATCATTATTCATAACAACAAAAGTGACACCTCCTCCACCATCACCAAACATTTCTTCATTATAGTCCTCCACTGAGGCCAATTCTTCTATAACATTGAATCCAGTTTTAAGTTCTAATTTACTGATCTCTTCTGGGGTTGCTTCACCTTTTTTAATTTTATCAATTAGAGATTTGTTCTCCTTCATGACTCTCTTTAACTTATTGGCATAGTTGGGATCTGTTGCAAAGGTCTCTGCTTGTAATTTTTCCGCTACCTGTCCAGAGTTTTCAGATCCTGTTTCTACACCAGTATATCCCTTAAAATCTTTATACCATAATTTTACGAGATAGTCAATTGAATCTTGGGCACTATCGAAGTTGATAAACTTAGCCTTCTCTTGAATTTTCTTTCCATCTACCTCATATTCATCAACTACTTTCTCAGTATAGTCCATTCCCTCTACTGCCTTCAAGTTAAAGAAATTGTTTTTTCCAATATTATCTTTTCCTGATGTGGTTTCTAGTTGATACTGTGCAACAACTGTTTCTGGAAACTTAGCACCAGCCTTTACAGCCATCTCATATATTATCTTTTTCCTTTCCTCTAGAGGAAGATCTTGATTATATACAGGTTCTTTTTTTACAGGTTTTCCCATTACATCCTCTTGTGGTTTTACCTCATTATTTTTTAGAATAGTTTTATTTTTTATGGTAGTGTTGTCATGTAGAAATACCTCTTTTACATTTGATAAAGTTTGCATTTGATTACTCATATCAGCTGCAGCAGCTGGTTGTATTCCTGTAAAAAAGTTAAACAATTTACCTATTGCCTTTTTACCTGTATTGAGAGCTCCCTTGACCACATCCTTGGCAAGTCCACTGAATACCTGACCTTTAGATAGTTTTGCAAACCGATCAACTAATTCTTTAAATCTTTGTTCATTGGTTTTCTCTACTTTCTGTTTCTCTACCTCTTCTTTTTTCTCCTCCTGTGCCTGTTCCTCACCCTTTTGTTGAATTGGTTCTTGATCTTTTTGAGGATCAGGTTGTGCTGGATCTTCTTGATCTTTTTCGGGTTCTTTTATCTTATCAACATCACTACGCTTTTGTAAAGCCACCTTTTCATCTTTCTTAACAGCACTCTTAACATTCTCCAATCCTTCACTTCTTTGTTCATCTTCCTTCTTTAATTGATCTTTCATCAATTGTTCGTCACCACCAAATCTCTCCTTCAAATCTGTCTCAGGATCTACTTCATTTGTTTTCGATCCCCTTGAAAGGAGGAAAGGTAACATAAAAACACTACCAGATAATAACATATCTGACATAAAACTGTTGTTTGGATCTTTACTACCTTTACCTCTATCCTTAACAAATTTCTCTGCTTTATCAACTTTAGAATCTGATGGAGGATCATTTTTAGTCATGATTCTATCCAAGAAACCTGTAAATCTCTGTACTTTAGAGTTAGACTGATCTACAGACTTCTGAGCCTTCTGTTGAACTATTAAATTTGATACAGATGTGTTTCTAACCATTATATTCCATTGTTAGCGTCTATGATATTCAATACTGCATAGGTACTAGGAATATGCATGTTTTTAGTATCAACCGCACCGAGTATTGGAATTTGTTTACCAGCCTCATTCATCTGTAGTACATTTCCTTTTGGTTTTGTTTGTGGTTCTCTGCCTGCCCCTCCTAGGTCTAAAGGCACAACCATTGGTTGACCGCCGTTATTATTTTTAGCAGTTTGGGAAACATCAGTAGCCGTTGACTGTCTTTGATTTAATTGAGTAAGATCCTGATTTACCTTAGAAGTAGTTACCTCTGATGGTACATTTAGTTGAAGTTGTTGTAAATCATCTACACTTTCTAGTTCTCCCGACTTTACAGGGCCACCCAATATAGCGTTTACTCCAGTATCAAGTATTTTTTTAGCAAATTTTGTTGCTGGTAAGTTAAGAGTAAACTCAGTTGCCTTATCCTTTATACTCATTACTCTAGAGACAATATCCTTACCTGTTAAACCTCTGTCACCACCAAGTCCTACATTACCTTTTTCTCCCTTGTCTCCTTTCAATCCTTTTCTAACAAGGCCAAAAATATTCTGTACTACATTTTGCACAGGACTTCTACCCTCTCCATCAAAGTCAGTGGTTCCCATAGTAAGTTGATCTGTAATTCCTTGTCCCATGTCTTGAAACTTAGTATCACCTCTCTTATCAAAGTCAAATATACCACCTGTGAAAGTATCTGCTACACCAGTAATAGCTCTCAATAATCCTTTAGGTTTCTGTTCCTCGGTGATATCTTCTTTTACTGTGGTTGGTTTTCTCGTAACTATAAATTTCCCATCATCAGTTATTTCGATTGTGGCATTCTCTTCACCACCACCCATCGGAGTTTCTAATGATTTAGCAGAGGTCTCCTTTTTCCCTTTACCTTCTGGTGGTTGTACTTCATCTTTAGGTTTTTGTTTTTTCTCAAGGAAAGTCATGATACCTTCAAGTTTCTCAAGAGATGAGGCAAAAAACTTAGATGCCTTTGTTTTTACCTTGTCTTTGATCTCTTTTCCTTTTCTTTTAAAGAAATTACCGACTGCCTTTGCACCTGATATTATCTTACTACCAACAAACTTTGCACCAGCAGCAACACCAGCCGCAGCCAAACCTGTCAAAACAAAAGGTGTAGCAATAGCAGCGACACCAGCCGCAGCGATAACTTTTATTATATTACCTACAGTTCTCATAAATCCACCGCCACCTTTACCACTGGCTAAATTGGATACAAAATCTACAGCCAATTTACTTGCTCTTTCTAGGAAGGGTAACTGACTCTTTGACATTTTATCAAGAGCAGAACCAAATCTATCTAACTCCCCAAGTCCACCAGAAAATATTTTATTGAATAAAGAATTGGGATCAGTTACTTTTTCTGTATCCTCTCTTACCTCTTGTTTTAAGTTTGGAAGTATATTATTCGCTACATTTTTTACAATCTTACTGATCTTTGATCCAGTAGGTATCTTAGTATCCTTTGTCAGTGGTCTTATCTTTTCATCTACACCTTTAAATAATCCTTTACCTTTTACATTAGATACAACACCCTTTTTACCAGTTGGTTTTACCTTAATCCTCTTCCCTGCCTTGGGTAATAAACTAGTGGTTCTTTTAAATTTACTAACTTTATTCGCACCACCAACTGCCGTACCAGTACGTTTGAGAAATTTAGATGTTATTATCCCTTTAGCCATTGTTTGCTTGTGCTTCTTTAGCTCTTTGTTTTAGTTGTTCTTCTTCAATATGTAATTTAAGTAAACCAACATAGACATCTCTTTCCCAAGGAGGCATATTCTCAATTTCTGATAAAGAATATTTATGGTATTGTATGAGAGCAAAATTGATTCGGAAGTATGTCTCAAGATCTACATGAGACATACTTAAGCGAAAAAATCCGATAGCCCCTCTAATACTATAGTATTTTCTTTGTCAGTTTTGGGATTTAAAACTTTAATCGTATGTTGTAATTTAGGCATAGTTTCAAAAAATTTCTCAATCTTTTGAAAATGTTCAGATGTCAAGGATTCGACCCATTCTTTCAATTCCTTTTTAGTACATTCAGATGCTGAAAACATCTCTTTATCATTATATACCATATCAATAGAAGATGCTACTATCTCAAATGACTTTTCAACGGCATCATCATCTTTTTGATTGAAATTAGTTTCTATAAACTGATTCAATGAAGGATATTTCATTTTAACAGTGTAACCATCTGCCAATTCAACATCAACTGAATGGTCTTTAGATTTAACAACTTCAATATCATCAATGTTAACACTCACAGGAACTTCTGTAACTCCATCGTCGCCACAGGTAACAACAAGTTCGATAGTTTCACCAACAGACTTGGCACGAATATTCAAAAACAAATATTCTATGTCAAAACTTGGTAGAGAATCAATCTTTACACCTCTTGTTAAAACACATTCTTTGAGAACTTGTTTAACAGCATTAGAAATTTCTTTTTGATTTTCGGTTTCAAGTGAGAGTATGAGAACTTTTTCTTCTCTTACTAGAAATGGTCGGTACTTTACGGTCTTTCCAGTTGAAGGCAATTTCAATTCATACTGAGCCGTAGTAATTTTTGGTAAAGGCATGATAAGTAATTATTCGTTATTATTTAGATGGGTTTTAGGAACTCAAAGTTGGGGGAGTTATTCCTAGTGGACTTGTAGCTTCAATGTTATCTTCAGTTGACTGTACTATGAAATATCTATCGTAAGAGAAATCAACCGTGACTTTTAAAACTTGACCAGCGCCATAACTCAACTGTATATCTTGTATTGATATTGGAAATGCATTTACAAAGTTGTAACTTATCACATTCGGTTGATAACTTTCTTTACGATATGAGGGCCCTGAGAATTGAGAATTATCATAGTCTCTTCCCTGAGAATCTACATTACTATCCCTAAATTGTCTACCAGTTTTACCGAAGTTTACATCTCTTTCAAATTTAGTAATTTGAATGTCTCTTTTATATTGATTTGGATATCTAAATCTATAAAACGCATTTCTGTCATCTGAGCTAGGATATCCACCCATTTCGGATTGTGCTGCGGTTGTTCCCTCCTCACCTGTGAAAAGCGGATTCATATAATTCATCCACTCTTGAAACAATCTAAGAGTTTTATAATCATGTGTCACATAAAATGAGATAGCAATATCAGTGTATGCCCTTTGTGTAGCAAATCTCTCTCTTATACCCTGTCTACTACCAACTTCCTGTACAACTTGCATATTTGTGCCTGGCAATGCGGCCTCACTTGCAAGTAGTTCAAATCTTCTTTGTTTATAAGCACCATCAAAACATCCAGCACTTGTTAACCATTCATTTAAGCTTGCAGCCACCTTTCTATCTTGTGACTCTTGTTGAATTTGATCTGATGTCTGTGAACTATCCGAACCTTGAGGCCTTACTATAGATGGATTTTGTGGAGCAAGTTCCATCGAAACTTTGAAATAATTAGATAGAGATGGAGCTCCTAATGCCGTTTCAAAATTTAAAAGGGATTGAGGATCTTGTAGATCAAATGTCCCCACATCAGTGCCCGCAAGCAATGGCCCTACTTTTTGAAAATATTTCTTAATTGAACCTATCGGTGTAACCATCTAAATAAAGTTATGACTTACCATACTATGTATATGGCTTATAAAGGAAAATTTAAACCAAAATATACTAAAAAGTACAAAGGCGATCCTACTCAGATCATTTATCGTTCCTTGTGGGAGAAAAAGTTCATGGAATACTGTGATCTGACAGAGAATATAAGTCAATGGCAGTCAGAAGAATTTTGGATACCGTATAAAAATCCTTTAGATAGAAAAATGCACAGATACTTTCCAGACTTTTTTATCAAGTATCAAGATTCAAATGGAAAGAAAAGATCTGTGGTGATTGAGGTAAAACCAAAAAAACAATGCAAAGCCCCACCTAGAAATCCCAAAAGGAGAAGTAAGGCATGGGCTCATGATGTTCAAGCATGGGTCATAAATGAGGCAAAGTGGAAAGCAGCAGAACAATACTGTGCTGATAGAAAGTATGAGTTTAAAATTATGACAGAAGACGATTTAGGCATTTCACATGATCGTAGAAGATATTAAAGAACAAACTGGGGGTCTCAAAAAAAGTGGTGCATGGTATGCTAATGCACTGGAAGTCGCTCTGTCTGATTTGCAAAAGGAGGATTCCGATACAATAGACACTGAT